TAGGTAACTTTCCAGAATGGGGAATAGGCATTTTAAATTTTAGTGCAATTTATAATACTATTTCTGATGCGTTCATGAATCGTGAGCGAATGAAGTGTAGTTATGATCGTTCACCGAGTCCAATTACAATGTGGAATGATCAAACAGATTTGAAACAAATACTTTCACCAATATGGAGACTTCATCCAGATTGTGGAATGCCTCTCAAGAATAATTTGTACATTGAAGGTGTTCGAGTTGGAGCATATTTTGCAACGCAATTCAAACCGTCAGTAGCAAAAGCTTTTTATGATTTTACCAAATCTAAAAAAGTACTTGATACAAGCTCAGGTTGGGGTGATCGTATGACAGGATTCTTTGCTTCTGGTGCTGATGAATATTATGGAATGGACCCGAATGGTGATCTCCATGAAAATTATCACAAGATGGCAGTTCAATATGAAAATTGGTTAGGAGAAGAAAATCCTAAATCTGAATTTGGTGATAAATGGTTTTCAGTTGAAGGTAAAAAGAAAGTAAAAATTTATAGATCTCCTGCTGAAGACTTGCCGTGGGATGAAATTCCTAATGACATTGATATCATGTTTAGTTCGCCACCATACTTTGCTACTGAACGATATGCAGAAGGAAGTAAATACGAAGAAGATCAATCTTGGAGTCGATATAATTCATACGAAGAATGGAGGGATGGGTTTTATCTTCCTGTAATGAAAAAAGCATTTGAGAAATTGAGTCCTGGCGGATGGCTAATGGTTAATATTATGGACCCAAAAGTCAAAGGAAAACGCCATAAATCTTGTGATGATTTAGTAAATGACCTCATGGAACATTTTAAAGGTCAAATCGGAATGAGAATCATGGCTCGCCCTAAAAGTATAAAATCTTTTGAGGGAGATACCCATGAAGAAAGAAAAGCAAAATACGATGAATGGCAAGCGAAGTGGTTTGTCGAATCTGTTTGGTGTTTTCAAAAGCCTGGCGGTGATGCTGTTGATCTATTTGATCCTTTTAAGGATTCTACTTTGGACGGCATGGGGCCTGCTATTGTCCAAGAACCAATCAAAAAGAAAAAATTGTCAGAAACAAAAAAAGAAAAATCATCATTAGCCGGATTCTTTGACTAATGGATCACCACATATCTCGTTATTTATTTAAAGATCCTACATTATTAACTCCTGTATATTTAACAGAGTTGGAGGGTTACGTAAAACCTTCAAGAGAAGAAATTACAGAAGCTATACAAAAAAATATAATTTCAGATAAATTAATAAACGTACATGCACCTACTACAAATTTCGATCTAGATTTACAATCAGATATAATTTCTTCAGTATGTGGTACAATGAAACAGGCATTGTCGGAAATTGTAAATGAAATGACAAATGGTGGTATTGATTCAGGTGGCTGTATATTTGACTACAAACTCTTAAATTGTTGGGGTGTAATATACAATGAAGGAGATTTATCAGAGACGCATTGGCATTTCCCATGCACAATGAGTCAAGTTTATTATGTTAATGCTGAAAGTAATTCTTCTCCAATAATTTTTACAGATTTAGATGTTGAAATTGTTCCTGAAAGTGGTAAATTGATTACATTTCCATCATACCTCATGCATTCTATTCCACCATTAAAAAAATATGATCGAAGAGTTGTTATTGCAGCAAATTGGTTATTTACAGAAGGAAAGTAACATGTTGATTCCAACTAAATTAAAAAAAGTTCCCGCAATAATTACAGAATCTTTTATTGGAGAATCTCCAAATTATTTAAACAAAGATGAATGTGAAACACTTATTGAATTATTTAAATTTTATAGGTCAACCGGTTATGTTTCTAGGGCGGGATTTCGTGGTTCTGATAATGATCGTTTTGAACCTACTGCAAGAAGTGAAACAGATTATGTGTTCGTATCTTCCTATGATATGATGGCTGTAAATCATCCGCCTGGACATATAGTAACCGATTTTTTTGAAAGATTTGGTAGTATTGTTGATCAATATTGTGAACTGTTTGGTATGGGTGTACCTAATGCAAATTTTCAAGCACATGATATGAAGGTACAAGAAATTAAACCAACTGGTGGTTATCATGTTTGGCATACGGAATGGGCTCCTAAAAAATATTTACCGGCAGATAGAATTTTTGTTTATCAAGTATATTTAACTGATCATGACGATGAAGGTGAAACCGAATTTTTATATCAAGGAATTAAAATTAAACCTGAAGTGGGTAAATTGTTAATGTGGCCAGCCCATTTTACACATCCACATCGGGGGAATCCTGTATATAAGAAAAACAAATATATAGTAACTGGCTGGGTAACAATGAATTAATTTATGATTAATGAAATTACACCAATAAAAGCTTATACTGTCAAAGGTAAAAAGATTTATGTAAAACGTGATGACTTAATGGGTGATGGTACAGTACATCCACCGTGGGGTAAACTGACAGCTCTTAGGAATGTATTAACTACTATTAATCCATCAAAACCTTTAATACATCTTTCTGTTTTTGGTTCTTGGTCTGGATGGGCACTCGCGGAAGTGTCAAGAGAATTAGATTATGAATTTATTATGGCTTATCCGGATTCCAAGAAATTCCCACAACGTATCCTAGAAAAATCTGAAAACGTTCTTCCTATTAAACCTAATATGATGAATGTAATGTATAATAAAGTTGGTCAGATCGCAAGGGAAAAAAATTACATTAGACTTCCATATGCGTTTGATCATGATACTTATATAGAAACTCAACGGCAAAGATTGAGGGAAGTTAAGAAAGTTTTTGACTTTGATCATTTGGTGGTGTCTTCTGGTTCCGGTGTTACTTGTTTGGGTTTGATGTTAGAACATGAGCCATGGTCTTCTCTATCAGATCCTAGAAACAATAGAACATTTCATACGGTTTGTGTATCTGGTAAAAGTACTATCAACAAGAAATTTCTCAAGCATCAAATACAACCATCAGAACAAATTGAAATAGTTAAAAGTGAATTTGAATTTGATGATATGATGGAATGGTATGAAACACCATTTCCGTGTAATGAGTTTTGGGATAAAAAGGCTTGGTATTGGTTAGAACAAAATATAGAAAAATTTAAAGGTAATGTTTTATTTTGGAATTTAGGAGGTAATTGGTGAGTAAAGTTATATTAAAAGATAAAAAAGATATGAATCATTTGCCACCTGAGTGGCATAATTGGGCAGAAGTCACACAAAATTCTTACTCTTGGACTGACTATAAAATTGTAGGTTCACAAGATGAAATTGTACGAGATCTTGAAGTAGAAATATTGAGTGTTAAATTTTCCAAGATAGGTCAAAAAACTTTTGACGCGTATCCAAATTTAAAATGGATTATATGTAGGTCACATGGATATGATAATATTAATATAGAGCTTGCAAAAAAATATAATGTAGGTATTTCGTGTTTGAATCCAAGTGTAATGGACGTGGCAGATTGGATTATGTCGAGAGAGTCTTTCGGAGAAAAACTTTTTATATTGGGATGTGGTAAAATTGGTCGAGAAGTAGTTCAAAATTTCAATGAAGAAAAATACAAGAAAAAACATGGTGTAATTCCTGTAGGAGAATATCTTGCAGATTGGCAACTTCCAGCAGAAGTGACTTCAACGAAAATATCAGTTGATGAAAAAAATCAATCACCAGAAAACACAACATTTACACTTAAAGACTTTGATACAATAGTAGTAACATCATCACCTACTGAAACTCCAATTTTAACTGAAGACTTATTGTCGAGCTTTCATGGAAATGTAATTTCTGTATCAAGACCATGTTGTATAGATAACAGAGCATTACTTAATGCTATTAATGATGGTAGGGTGTTACGGGCCGATATGGACATGTTAGATCCAAAAGGTAGAAATGAATTAATCGCAACAGGAAAATGTAATTACTATGGTCATGTTGCGTGGGGGAATTCAACCAGTTATGATGATGACTATTTTTCAGGAATCTTTCATGAAATACATTATTTAGTTGACCCTAAAAAAATACATCTAGCTCAAGCAATTGTACCACGGAGGACAAATGCGTTGTTTGGAGACTAATGAATTTCCATATTATCCTACGGATGATATTTGGAGAAGAACAGAATTCCGAAAATTCATTCAGTATCAAGCAAATTTATGGGATGGTAAAATAATAAAACAAACAATGCATGGTCTTGCTTTGTTGTGGTCTTATATGCCTCATGCTTTTGATGTTCAATGTGGAAAAATGAACACTCCCCTATACACCTTCCTTAACGATAAAGAAAAAATTAAAAAGAAAATGGAAATGTTTGGGTCTGTAGATTCTCAATCAGGCCTAAGAAAAATATTAAAAATTGTGAGTGGAACACAGGGGGTTAGTAACTTCAGACCAACTGCTGCACAAGCAATATATGAAAAGTTTCTGCCAGACGGTGGACTGACATGGGATATGTCTGGTGGTTATGGTGGAAGATTATTAGGTGCAATAAAATCACATATAGATTATATTGCTACTGAACCAGCAAAAGAAACATTTGATGGATTAAATCAAATTGCAAATGATTGGGGCAATCAATCAAATCTGTTTGGAACTACTCAACGGTTAGAAATAGTTCAAAGTGGAAGTGAAGATTATATTCCCAAAAAAGAATCTTTAGATTTATGTTTCACTTCACCACCATACTTTGATACAGAAAAATATTCCAAAGAAGCCACTCAAAGCTATATAAAATTTCCAAATAAAGCAGATTGGTTAGAGGGGTTTTTACGCAAGACAATACAAAACTGTGCACATGGGTTAAAACCAAGACGGTATTTAATATTCAATATAGCTAATGTTAATTCGTTTAATATTTTAGAAGAGGAAACTGGAAATATAGTTTTGTCTGAAGGATTTGAATATTTGGATACATTTCATCTTACTCTGTCAAAGATGCCTGGCAAGAATTTATCAGGCGCAAAAAAGTTTGAACCAGTTTTTCTTTTTAGGAAAAAATAATGTGTGGATTTGTAACAGGAAATATTTTTACATCTGAAAAACAGTTTGTCGATGCTCTAAAACTTATAGATCATCGTGGTACAGACAGTAAAGGTATTGAGTATAATGAAAAAAGTAATTTTTGGTTAGGGCATAATAGACTTTCGATTCAAGGGTTGACTGATGAGGCGAAGCAACCAATGTTTAAAACACCATACACATTAGTTTACAATGGTGAACTGTGGCGAAGTATGGATCAATACAAAGCCAAATTTGATTTACATACAGGAAGTGATACAGAATTGTTACTAAATATGTTTCATTTGGATCAGGAAGATTGTATCAAAACTCTTGATGGTATGTTTGGATTTGCGGTTTTGGATGAAGAAAAAAATAAACTGACTTTTGCCAGAGATTTCATAGGTAGAATTCCTTTGTATTTTTTTAAGAAGGGTAAAGAAATTGTAGTCGCAAGTGAACTAAAAGCAATCACAAAATCATTGAACATCAATTCTTCTGATGTTATATTAGCTGATCCTGGCTGTTATTACATATTTGATTATGAAACAGGAAATTTAGAAAAAACAAAATTTTACGAATTTCCTGCCATAACTGATATTGAAGACATGAAAGAGGAAGAGGTAATAGATGGTATTAGAGATTTATTGACTGAAGGTGTCCACAATGAATTGATAAGTGATGTTCCTGTATGTACAATTTTATCTGGTGGGGTAGACTCCACCATCATTACTTATCTTCTTAAACAAGAAATCCCAAATCTACAGGCTTTTGTAGTAAGTGTCGGAGATACTGGTAAGAAGGATGATTTGTATTACGCCCGAATGGCAAGCAAAGAAATAGGTGTTCCACTTCATGAAGTGATTATTGATGAAGAATGGGTTGAACAAAATATTAGTGAAGCAGTCTATGCAGTCGAAGATTTTAATTGGACACAAGTTTCACCGGCGGTTGCCCAATTAGCACTTGCTAAAAGAATTCGTGAAGAGGGGTTTAAGGTTGTTTTTGGTGGAGAGGGCAGTGATGAATTATTTGCATCTTATGGTCATGTGTTTGCATGGAACTATAAGGACAAAGATTACATTAAAGAAAGATATAAATTGGTAATGAATCTCCATAAGAATAATTTAATACGAACTAATAAAGCAATGATGTATGGTGGAACAGTTGAATTGAGAACACCATTTCTACACAAAGATTTGGTCGAGTTTTGTTTGAGAATACCACCAAAATATAAAGAAGACGGACCGATGTGGAAACCAATGTTGAGAAAGGCCTTTGTAGGTAAACTTTCAGATGAACTTTTGTTTAGACCTAAAAAGACTTTTCAAGATGGTTGTCATACCATATATCTTAAGAATCACAAAGAACGAATTAAAGAATCGTATTTGTCACACTATGCACAAAGAAACCCATTAGAAAGTTTTTTAACATAACCACTTGACAAATGAAAAAAGTATGGTATAATAAGGGTATGGTTAATTGAGTTACCAGAAAAACTCATTATAGTACGAGGCAAATTCTTTGAAATTTGCAATAGGTACTGAAACACTAATCCTAATAATAGGAGAATACTATGGCGATACATACGCGCTCTGATGTCTGGAGCAACTCAGACATATCTGACCTACATCCAGAAATCGAACTGGATCTCTCATTTCAATCTGTAATGAGATGGCTATTTCCCAAAATGGAAAAATACCTACAATGTACAATGAATGGTTATGCAACCTCTCCAATTGTACTTGCTGATGTGAACAAATGTTTGCGTAGTGCACAAAATTCAGGTGACCAAGTAACTATTAAATATTTCTCAGACCTAAAGAAAAGGAAAAAAAAATATGTAATAGTCGATGGTAACAATAGAATATCCACTCTACGTTACTTTTTTGGTGATAGAGTTGGTATACCAAAAGGTGAGTATATCAATATGATGTCTAAAACAGTTATGACTATAGCTAGGGAAAGTCAATCTACTGTTTTGTTTTCTGAATTGCAACCTGTACAACAAAAATATATTGGTTTATTTCCAATCAATGTTACTATAGTTGAGGACATTTCTAGAAAGGAACTTTCACTATATTTTGATGCCCTCAATGAAGGTGTTAAATTGAATCACCAAGAAATTATTAATTCTTGGTATGCCAAAATGGCCGAACAAACTAGAGAGTGTGGTGAAAAACACTATAATCTTTTTAATAGATTGGTTAAAGGTGGTTCGTTTAGGGTAAAGCGTCGAGATCATGATGAATGGATCGCCCATTGGGCGGTAAGTTGTCAATCAGAACAATTTTCAACTAACATTACAAAAATAATGGTCGAAGATGCCTATGGTAATAATACTAAGACTGATACCCCAGTATCGGATCATCCTGAAAGATGGGCGCCAATTTTGGAAAGGACTTTAGGAGTAGTTAGCTATTTTCCTGATGGTTCAATTTCAAAATCCACACTTCTTGATGTGGCAAATTTCTTGAGGCAACACATGGATAAGGATATTCACGAAAAAATGTTCGCGGGTTATATGATGGATGTCATTGTAAAACTACAAAAAGATAAAGACGTTCTTCATATCGATGAAAGAACAGGAAATCGATTCACTTATAGTGGTATGTTAAGAGACACTTGGAAATCTCTTTACATGAGAGTTAGATTGGAGAGGATGAATCATTTTTTCTTCACTCTTGATCCTGACTGTGCTGGAAGGATGTTACCAGACATTGATGATGTTTCGCCTGCCGATGAACGAGGTCCGAGAATTTTTACTTCATTGCAAAGATATGATATTTGGAAAAAGCAAGGTGGGAAGGATATCAGTGGTATTGTTATTCCACTTGAAGAGTTGAATGATTCTAGTAAGTGGCAAGCAGACCATATCGTAGAATTTAACGAAAATGGAAAAACTGAAGTCGAAAATGGTCAACTAATGTCTGTTGTGGAACATCAATCCAAAACAGCTCTATACAACCGCCAATTGTATGCACAAAAAGTTGAAGCTAAACGACAACAACTCGCTTCCCTTTGATAAGCATATATATTTCATGGATAAAGAAGAATCACGAAATATATCAAAATTGTTTATGGATTATGATGGAGAAGTCCAGATTAATCCATTCGCAAAGGTCCATTGGGGGAAGATTAACCATCATGCCCTCAATGGAAGCTTATATGTGGATGATGATAAAAACTATGGTATAATATGGAATACATCTAAAACAAATAGATCTGTACGAGATTTTTCTAACGGCGTTGTTGGAAACATTAAGAAGGGTGATATTTGTATTAATAGATTTTTCTATAAAGAAGGTTATCATGATCATGTGAAAAATTACATTTCGGAAATAAGAAAGTCATCATTTGGTGAACGCGATGTTTGGTTTACTCATATTAATATGGAACATAAACCAGACAAAAACATTGCCGAATCGTTTAATGCCTCATGGATATCTTCAAGAATTGATGCTGTTGCTGCAGAGGTTAGAGGTATCTATTATTCTGGAGAACAAAAACAAACAGGACTAAAACAATATGAAGACATTCCCTGCTGCAAGTTGGATTACCCTCACATTAACGGTTTGGACAATTTTGTATCTGAACTTGATGATTTTGTAGGGGAAGATTGGGGGATAGCTGGTCATCAAAAGGCATACGGTGGAAAAGAGAAGACTTGGACAGGCATAGAAATTATACCATTAATAGTTACTTATGGTACTAAAAAATCAAAACAGGGACTTAGAGGGGAATTGAATGAAGATTATGTCAAACGATTTCCAATTATTGAGAATATTCTCAATTCAGTAACTACGTTTGATGATTGTTTGTGGTTAGCAATTACCAAAGTTTCACCGAAAAGAGGTGTGGTCACAAGACATAGTGACAAGGGAATTGATAAAATGAATGCAGGAATACAGATTGGGAAAACAGCAAGAATACATTATTGTTTACAGGCGAATCCTCAATCATATTTTGAATTACAAGATTTACAAGGTGAGACAAATACATACCACATGAAGCAAGGTGAATATTGGTATATGGATAAAAGAAAACCACATGCCGTATTTAATAGGGGTGATACATTTAGATATCACATGATTTTTGATATGAAAATGACACAAAACGTGTTAAACAATTTGGTAATATAGGGAATATGGAATATTGGAAAGGGTTAAATCTACATTTGGGAGATGATAATTATTATAATTATCTTAATCATGGTTATTATCCTCCATACAAAAATCTTTTTGATTACCATGAAATATATAAA